ATTTATAGTGTCTGTTACTGAATTTTTGAAGTCTGTCAGACTTAGTGTCCATTTACCTAAACCTTCAGATTGATTGGCTAAAATACTATTAGAACTATTTTTTAATCTACCAGATTGATCACCTAATGCTTTATATTCCGCATTCTGTTTTTTTATTAACTCAAGTTCTTTTTCTAATTCCTTAATTCTATCAGTCATGATATCCTTTTAACATAAATATTTACTTATTAGTTTTGGTTTCCTCAACGTGTTTTTGGATTAAATATTTACGGACATAAGTTGGCATATTCATAAACTCAGAGTATTGAGTTCTGAATAATCTAGAAAAATAATAAAACTCGTCTAATAAAATAGCTTTATACTGATAAGAAAGGCCGAAAAAATTCCACCCCAAAAGTGATATCTACTACCACTTTTTCTCCTGACGGGGCTATAACTTCTTTTGATAGATCTAATCTTGGTTCGTTATCAATTAAAAATCTTCTAATGTGTTTAGAGTCCGCAATAGGCATTTGTTCGACAAACATAGCAATTTTACTTTTGTCTTCATCACCATCAATAGATACAATATTTTTTATCAACCTGGTTGTGATAATCGGTGCAGTTCTTTCTGAGGGATACGATTTAACAATTCTATCAACCTCTATTTTATCACTCATACTTAATAACTTCAAAAGAACTTTCTTTTTTGATACAGGAAGTGTGGTTTCAAAAAATCCGTCTTCATTTGGTTCTACTTCTATTTTTTTATAATTTAATTCGTCAAGTAAGATAGTCGATGTAAATCTCTCATCGGTTTGTGGATCAATTTGTGTAACTTTATACTCGGGACCAAAAGATGTATTACGTAAAAATAATAGAATGGCCTCAATATCACCATCTAAAAGTTCTTCAGGTCTTAAATCTCTTTCATAAATTTTGTTTCTTAATAAAGGTAATATAATACCCTCATTAACATTTTTTCTAAAATCAACCTCAGCTAAAATATTTTCATCAACGGCGGTCAAGTAACCAACTTTAATAGATTTCTTTTTAGACTTGTAAAACTTACCTTGTGTTGGTAATTGAATTACGTCATGTGGTAGGTTGAATTCCGCTTGTCCTGCTGTATATATATCTTGTTCCATAAACTATCTTTTATAATTAAAAATAAAAAAAGACCGTAACTAGTAAAGTATACGGTCTAATATAATTTGTATGTAATTTTTCTTAGTAAACCAAAATACAACGGTCCATTCTCATGTTTGTTGATATTTTCGCAATACCATCACTTGAATAAGATAAAGATCCTCCATCATATCCTGTTAAGTATGTACCTTCTAAAATCCATTTCTCAACAACAACTCCTGTTGGATCTAACATCTCAAGGTCAACGTTCTTTTTGTAACCTGCAGCATAACCCATACGTCCTGTAACTGACTCAGCACACAATCTAATCCATTCCATAACCGCTTGTGAAGCAGAAGGACCAATCGGGTCACGGAAAGTAACAGGAAGTTCTTGCCATGTAAATCTACCTGCAACATATGTTGAGGTGTTTAGGAATTGGATCTCTGTTGAACCAATTTGTAGTTTCGGTCTAGAGGTCGTCTCAACGTACCACTCATTAATACCAAGTGATGATGGAAATCTTAAAATCCATCGGTTCTCCCTTTTAGGTTCGTAAGGGATCGGCATTTTCATTAACAAATCAGCCATATCTTATTTTTTTCTTTTGTCTTTTATTTTTATTATAAATAGTGTGAAATAAAAAATTTTCTATTTACTTCAAATATTTTTCAAGTTATACATTTACTAGGCTAAACTAAATCAATATTTAGTCTTCTTTCCTCCTCCTGTATGATATATTTCTAATCCAGTTTTATCATCAAAATGTTTCTTCATTGCTTGCACATTTCTTAAATCATCATCTGAAAAACCAATATAAGGAACAAAATAATTACTTATCTTATTTTTCATAAACGCTTTTTCCTGTAAACGTCTTGAAAGGTTATTAACATATGTCATAAATTCTTTCATTGCATCAACTTTAAGTTGTTCAGGGTTGGCAGCTGATCCTTGTCCGAAACTTACAGGGTGATAACGGTTCATATCTAAATAAGATCTTAAAAGTTCTTCATCAGATAAATCATCTTCATCAGCTAATTCTCTATATTTTTTTAGATTTTTAATTAATTCTTTTTGGTTTAGACCGTGTTTGTTTTTCTTAATTAGGTTATAAACCGCATTTTTAAGAACTGAAGGAGTGTGTCCCCTTGCTGTGATGATCGAAAAAACAGATCCATTATTGACCGCCTCAACAAAATCGTCCCAAGCAGGTCCTGTAGGTGCTTTCATAGCATCTTTTAAAAAACCTTCATCACCTGGTACATTAAAATCTCTAAACGGGTTTTCATCAAAACCTACTATGGTGTGTCCCTCATATTCGAAAGGTTCTTTACCGATTTCAGTTCTGTATTCCGCAAAATCTTCTGTTGACATACCAACAACCTTACCTTTATCATCTTTGGTATAGATCTTTGTTGGCATATACATTAGGTTATCATCCCAGTCAAAAGCATAATACTTCATCGTAGGTTTCATTTGATCGTGAATGATCTCTGAAATAATCTGTTTGACAACTTTTTTGTAATTCATATAAATAAATATCACTATAAATAAAAAAGGGGAAACTTTCGTCTCCCCTTTTCATATGAATATAAACCAACTTATATATTCTCAAACGATGCTCCTGTCGGAGTAATGTAGAATGTGATGTCGATGAATTCAAGTGACCTTGTAGGTTTGATGTAAATCTTACCTGTCAATTGGTTTCTGTCAATATCCTCAGGATCTGACGAAACTGTCACACGGAAGTCAAATATACCACGATCTCTTCTGATCGCATCTAAGATTGGGTTAACCGCATTTAAGAAGTCTTGTCTAACTTGTGCGTCGTTTTGTTCAAACAATAGTCTTACAGATACTGCTGAAATCAATTTACGAGTTTGTAATAACAATCTTCTTACGTTGATTCTGTCAAGAGCAGACTCTCTAACTTGTAGAGTTTTGTTACCCCAAATTACCGTACCTACATCTGAGAAGGTTGCAATTGGGTTAATTCTACCTACATAAAGAATGTCTCTATCTTCTTGAGTCAACTTCTTACGAGCTTTAACACAGTTAACAATACCACGAGTGTAACCAGCCGCTGCGAACCATGGGAACGCAATGTTATCTGTCAACGCCAAGTTTCTTGTTACCTCAGCCGTCGGTGGGATATAGATTTGAGTATTGTTTACACTATCTCTTGTTAATACCCATGGGTAATAAGTTGCCGTGTAGTTAGAGTCAATTCCTGTATTTTCTAAGTTATCAACCGCTTCAGTTGGGTAGATTAAGAAATCTTGACCATTTAAGTTAGGAACATACATATCCACGTCAGGTGTTGTACACACGTAAAGTGAATCCGCTCTGTTAAACTCGATCATCTCAACCGCCGCTTCTACAAGGTTACTGTTATTTACATAATCAATACCAGGTGTAACAAATACGTTGATGTTTGTTGCTTCAGGGTTTGCAAATGTTTGTTGACCTAACAAGTATGCGTAGTAGTCAGAGTTCGCAAAGTTTTGAGTTCCGTCACCAAGAGAAATCTCTTTGAATGCTCCCCATCCTGTGGCGTTAGGGTATCTTGTAGAAGGACAAGCCCCTCTTAAGAATCCACTTCTACCAATTTGGAATTGATCTGTATTTGTTCTAAACTCTCTATAGATGTCCCAACCATCGAAACCACCTTGTACTAAGAATGTGAACTTACGAGCGAACAATCTGTAGTAAGCATTTGTTGGTGATTCAGGATCTGTAATGAACGGTGAGTTTCCACAGATAAATCTTGGGTCTCCCGATGTTGAGAACTCAGGACCGATTGTTAGACCACTTGCATTTACATCCATGTGGAAACCAGCAGATCTGTAATTAAATGGTAAACCATCGATATCACAAGAGTTGATTGGATTTCTCTTACCAACATATTCGAAGTAAGCAGGGTCCCAACCTAAACTATTGGATATACCTAAGTAAGTTCTTCTTACATTATCTCCTGGGCTAACCAAAGCGTTATCATTACCTGAAGATAAACCAAACGGTGGGTTGTAAATAACTTCACCAGGGAAGTCATACTTACCTTTGATAATCGGGAATGGTGAACTAGCACCCGCATAATTTCTAAAGTTGAATCCGTTGAATCCGCAAGGTAAAGCATCTATCGGTGCATCCTCACTCATTTCAACCATTACATACTTAGAGTTTAACAAGTATTCTCCGTCTAATGTACCAATTTTGTTACCGATAAAGTTGTTTTGTCCTGGATCCATAGTACAGTTTGTAAATTTCTCAAGTACTACAGGATTTGCATCTGTATCAAAATAATCACGGATCAATACGTCAAACGTTAAATTGTTGTATGTTTGATTGATAATTGAAACTTTAATTAATGTGTTTGCTCCGTCACCATCAGAAACTGTGTAGAATCTAAACAAGTCATAAACTTTGTTACCTCTTAATTCAGAAACAACGTATGGTGATGCTGGTGTTTGCCATTTGTCTAAGTACCAACCAATTGAGTCAGGATCTCCGCTTTGTGCTGAGTCTAAAGCAATTAGGTTAGGGTTAAGACCTTTGATATAACCTTTTCTCCAAGAGTAGTTCAAGAATGATTGGAATACTTCCTCAGCAAAAACAGGAACCTCGATTCGTGGTTTTTGGAAGTTAGTAATACCAAATACTTTAGTGAAATATTCGGGATCGTTTTGTGTAAGTGACGTCTCAAAGTTGTAAGCCGTACCGAACTTATCAACCACATTTACTGCGAATGTTAAATAAGGGTTTTTAAGAACTCCAGCGTATTGACCTGTCATATCTAAAGTCACATCTGATGTCCCTGTTACTGAGTAAGTTGGGTTAGTATCAGTTGTGTAAGTAGAAATACCTCTTGATCTTAAAGTACCAACAACAACATTATCATAATCAACATAAGAAGTACCTGTGTAATAGTAGATCTTACCAACGATAGTATCTGAATAACAGTCGATGTTAACTGGTGTAGGAGTTGGTGTGGGTGATGTGAAAGGTGATGGTGTAATACAAGGATTTACAAATGAAGGTGTAGGAGTTGGTGATGCCGTAACCCCTGGTGTTGGTGTAGGGTTAGGGAAGTAAGCTGTCAATCCTGATACATAAGTAAAGAATGAGAAACCTGAATAATTTGTATTACCATTATTGTTAAATAATGCGTAGTACCAAGAGTCATTAAATGCTGAATTCAAATCAGTATCGTCGAAAGAAACTGAAGGAACCTCAAATACGTTAGTTTCAGCACTAAATCCTGAACCACTTAATACATCATAATCGTCAGTCGCAATAGAACCGAAGTAAGCGATTTGTTCGTCTTCTGCGGTATATGGGTTAGTACTTGTAATTACGTTAAATACTAAGTTTTGGATTTGGTCGTTAAGAGTTGAGGTGTCACCATTAAACTCTTCATATTGAGATAATAATAGATCCTCGATTTCTGACGGGAATGAAGTTAAATACTCGATTGTTCCTGAGTCATTTGTACAACCTGTAAATTGTACCGTAAATGTTAATTCTTTTGGTGTTACACAAGTAGTTACACAAGTTGTAAAATCTGTTACAGAACTCAAACACCATACATCGATAGTGGTTGGGTCTACGTTTGCAACCGTTGTGATTGACCAAGATGGTCCTGCATCATACCCTGATAGACCAAGAATTCTAGTTACAAACAATTGGTTAGATTGTTGTAAATATGCTTTTGCGATATACGCGGCTTCGTACTTTGGAATCTGTGTATTAACAAATTTTTCAGGTGAAGTCCCACCGAATACGGTTTGGAATTCATCAAAACTTGTAATAAAGATTGGTTCAAAAGCCGGTCCTATCAGAGTCTCTCCAGCAATACCCAAAGTTGTTACCCCAACACTTTGTGCTACAAAGCTTAAGTCAACCTCTGAAGTATAGACACCTGGTGAAACAAAAACCTTACTGTTTGTTGCCATACTAAAAATTTCTTTTAATTTATTTATTTTCCTATAAATACTTCTCAAAACACGAAAAACTTTACATTATAGAAAGTATTTATATTTTGGTAAGATTTTATTCTGCCTTAATTCTGCCCCTATGTCTAACGATAATAAAAAGATAAAAAACCTTAAGATTGACATCGAAGTTCACGGTGTCTTAAAGAAATATTGCGATAAACGTGGTATTAAAATGTATAGGTTTTTAGAGAATCTAATTATGGAAAAATGTCAAGAAAAAAAGGACATTTACGGGGAACCGTTAAAGTAATTTTTGTGAAAAAGAAAGAGATGATTCTGTAGACTCATCAATTTTAACAATATCAATTCTTAAATTATCATCAGTATTGATTTGTATTTCTGTAACATCATCACCATAATAATTGTCATTAATATAAACAGAGTAAGACTCAACGTTTGGTGACTGCTCAAAATAGAGATTACAAGTATAACTAAAGAAGTACTCTTGAGTTAACTCTCCTATTGGGTAATTTAGAGTGATTGTTTCTAATTGAACTGGTTCTTGTCTTTTTTGTGGTCGTTTTACAGGTCGTTGATCCACTTCATACATCTGAAAAGTTCGTGAGATTGCGGGACTAACCTCAAATTCATTTTCGTCCATTAAGAATCCCATCATGGTAAACTCATATTTCTGAATATAATATTTTCGTTTTTCCAAATCTAAAGAAGACTCGTCAGTAAACCCATCATTAATAATCGGAATGTAATGACCTTTAATGACTTGGTATGCTTGTCTTGAAGCGAAGGTTTCCATAACTCTTTGGTTAAGAGTATTTGCTTCCCTCATTCTATTACAAATAATTGCAACGGTATATTTCAAATCAATTGGAACTGGTTGAGGGATTTTATAAATGTCGGCACCAACTCTATTACCATCCCACGTTGGGACTTCCATATAATAATACATTCGTCTATTAGGAATGTTATACATTACAGCGGGGTTGTTTCCATATTTAACTTCAGGATTTCTAATTACCGTAATAAATGGGGGTTCGACATTCTTGTCAATATTTTGAAAGTCCCAAGTTTCAACAAACTGAGACCAGTTTTGAGTTGTTATTAAGATATCAACTACAGGAATTTTCTTACCCTCAGAAGTTATACTAAACTTTTCTTTAACAAAATCTAAGAACCCACCATCAAGATCGGCATGAAGTAATGACTTAGGTAGGTAAGTTCCATCCTTAGTAATCATATCCTTTATCTGTTCCCTTCTCGGTAAAAGAGTTTTGGGATACGTTAAAGGTAATGTTGGTTTAACTTGTTTTGGTAATGCCATTATAATCCTCTAAATTCGTTTGGTCCGACAGGTGCCGCAATTATTGTTCTATAAAAAGGTTTGAACCCTTTATAAGTATGTTTTAAATCCGATACCACACGTCCATCATTAACAACCGTATAATACCTAACAAAGTTTTCACTATCATAATATCCTATGTAATCACCAAAATCGATATCAATATCAAGATCGTCTAAGGTTTTAATGTAAACTGAAATGGTAATATTTCCAGGTTCGACTTGATCAATACGAGTAGACCCTAGCATTTTGTTTTCGGGTGATGCGATACCAACATAAGCATTAAACTCAACAGGTGGTAAAAACTTAATGCCATCCTCAACGACCTCACCATAGACATCGTCAGTTTTGATTTTATTTTTATCCACTCTGTATAGTACACAAGTGAAGTTCATATCACCTATCAACCACTCTTGACCCATACTTACTTCAAGGTTAAAATCGTTGTCCCCAAAAAACTTTCCCAATCTACTTACAGGAACACTACTCTTCATAATAGTCTATTTCTTGATAAATATTCTTTTTATTGTTATTTTTATTAAAAACATATTTTGGATAATACTAAAACACTTATAGAACATAAGGCTTTGGATTTGCTTGACTCGTATAGTGGTGCAAATAATTATATATTATACCTGAAAAACAAGAAGGAAGTCTCAAGTAAGTTTTACCCAACAAGAAATCAGGCAGAATATATTACAACTTATTATAACACCACACCAAAGGTGGCTCGTAAATGGGTTGAGTTAGACACATACTTCGCTAAAAAGTTTGCAGAAGAAAGATATCTACTACAAGTTCCCGAACAAATATATATCGAAAAACTTTTGGTTGAAAAAGAAAAATCTTATCACGTTTGGGGTAAGTTCTTTGAAAAAGATAAATTAAGTGAGTTTTGGGTTCCCAAGTCAGCACTTATTAAAACACATAAAGTTGAAAAGGTTGAAATTGATTATTCAAAATATTCTCACCGACCGCCATTAGAACACCAAAAAATTGCTGTAGAAAAACTTGCAGGATCAAAAAGGTTTATATTAGCCGATGATATGGGTCTTGGTAAGACAACATCAACAATTCTTGCCGCTTTAGAGACAGGAGCAAAAAAGATTTTAATTGTTTGTCCGGCTTCTCTTAAGATCAACTGGCAGCGTGAGATTGAGAATTACTCGGATCGACCCGTGTTTATTGCCGAGGGTAAAAAATTTTCTACTGAACACGACTTTGTGATTGTGAATTATGATATTCTTAAAAACTTCCACGACTCAGACCCAAAGAAAAAAGATGAGTCCCTATTATCACAAAGTGGGTTTGAGTTAGTTATATTAGACGAGGCTCACATGATCTCAAACGTCCAAGCACAAAGAACAAAGATTATTAATAGTTTTGCAAAGAAAGTTGATAGAGTTTGGTTGTTGACAGGAACACCTATGACTTCACGACCTATGAACTACTACAACTTGCTAAACCTCATCGAAAGTCCCGTTGCTCAAAATTGGAAGGCGTACGCCATCCGTTATTGTCAAGGATTTCAGTTTACGGCAGGTAAAAGAAAGGTTTGGAATGTTATGGGTGCGTCAAACCTTGAGGAATTAAGAGACAGAACATCAAAACAAATTCTTCGTAGATTAAAAGAAGAGGTGTTAGATCTACCTGATAAAATTATTACTCCTGTTTATTTGAGATTAAAATCAAAAGAATATGAAGATTTAATGGGTGAGTATTATGAATGGTATGATAAAAACCCCGATGAGTCATCATCTCTTACGGTTCAGTTCTCTAAACTGATGAAAGTTAGAAAGGTAATAGCAAATGAAAAAACAAAACAAACAATCGACTTTGCCGAAAACATTTTAGAACAAGGTAAGAAAGTAATTATCTTCACGAACTTTACCGACACACTCCAAACAATCTACCAACACTTTGGTAAACAAGCGGTATATCTCGATGGTAGTTGTTCTAACTCAATGCGTCAACAGTCGGTTGACTCGTTTCAAAATGACGATAAGATCCGAGTATTTGTTGGGAACCTAAAGGCTGCTGGTGTTGGTTTAACATTAACCGCCGCTGAGGTTGTGATTATGAATGACCTATCATTTGTGCCTGCAGAACACGCACAAGCTGAAGACCGAGCATATCGTTATGGTCAAAAATCAAACGTATTGGTTTACTATCCCCTATTCGAAAATACCATCGAGGGCGCCATATATGACATACTAAACAAAAAGAAAAGGATCATAAACACGGTTATGGGAGATGGTATTATTGAGAACCCTGGTGACGTGGCAGAGGAAATCCTTAAGCTAATCAATAAAAGGAGGTAATCTTTTTATGATTGGAATATTTATCAAAGATGAAACTTTCAATCAAATACGAAAATCAAGATATTAAAGAACACAAAAACTTTGTAAGTGAGTTCATAAAACTCCTACAAAAAGAATATCCCTTAAAACAAGATCTAAAAATTATCTTTATGGATGGTAAGAGGGGGGAGATGTCTACAGGTAGTAGACGTGGTGATAATCTTATTAAAGTTTTAGCAAAAGGTAGATTAAATAGGGATATCATGAGGACTCTCGCACATGAGTGGGTTCATGAATATCAAATGACAATTTTAAATAGAAAACCTGGACCAAACATCGGTGGAAAAAATGAAGACGAAGCGAACGCATTTGCAGGTCGTTTGGTTAAGATGTTTGAAAAAGAACATCCTGAATTGGAAAAAATCATGTATGAAAGTAAAAGTATAAAAAGTCGGATCAATCTTTTATCCGAGCAAATACTTTTGACTGAGAAAAAAACTATTAAGGAAAGTTTGTTGGTTGAAATGAAAAAAATTGGTATTGAAAAACTACCGTACTCATATTCCGCATTACAAAGATTTATCGACTCTAGAACTATGAACATTCATTACAACAAACACTATAAGGGTTATGTTGATAAACTGAATAAGGCGATTAAAGATAAAAAAGGTGATATGGATTTAGAAGAAATTATTAAATCCATTAGTAAGTTTGACGATAAAGTTAGAAATAATGCGGGGGGTGCTTTTAACCACGCTTTGTTTTGGAAAATGTTATCACCAAAAAAACAATTACCAAAAGGTGAGATCTTAAAAAAGATTAGAGAAGATTTTGGTAACATCAAAAAACTAAAAGATGAATTTAACAAAGCGGCTCAGGATCGTTTTGGTTCAGGTTGGGCTTGGTTGTATTTGGCAAAAGATGGTAAATTAAAAATTATGTCCACACCTAATCAGGACAATCCCCTAATGAATATTGTTAAGGGGGGTGGTTATCCATTACTTGGTCTTGATGTTTGGGAACACGCTTATTATCTGAAATACCAAAATAAAAGAGACGAATATATTTCTAAGTTTTGGGACGTGGTAAATTGGGAATTTGTTAATGACTTATTAATTAGTAGGACTTCTAAGAAAAAACTTAACGAGTCAAATGAAATAAATGAAATAGCACTTAAACGAGATTCCAAAATAGATTATTTATGTCGACAATCAAAATCAAAAGAATCACCTTATTGTCAATTAAAAAATTTCAGAGATGGTTTAGAAGATGATTATTTGGTTACCGAATTAGAGCGTTCTATTTTTATATTAGACCAATTCTTTGCGATGAAAAATGTTGGTACGTTTCCCGTAATCATAAAATTAGCCCTCCAAGACACAAATAGAACTGTAAACTTTTTAGAGTTGGTTTCAGACTTTATTGTAGATAAAAAATATGATGACGACCAAGTAAAAAAAATATTAACCAAACAAAGATATTCCACCTCAATACCTAAAGATATTGAGGGGTTATTGGCTTATGCAAGACAAAAAGAACACAGTAAATATGAAGATAGATTTTCAGGTGAGTACTTTGAGAAAAAACCGACAAAATTACAATTGGATTATAAATGTTCTGATGACGCGAAAGAAACATTAATAGATGTGTTAAAACAAGTTCATTCTGGCACAGAGACTTTGGATTACACATTCTTTCAGATAACATCTTGTTTATCTAAATCATTTAAAAAAGGTAGTTATTATATAAAGGCCGATTTAATTACTAAACAAGATTTAAAAGATGAAAACGGTAAAGTTATATTTCCGAGTGGATCATTCTTTGAGGTTAAAAAAATGGACCCATTCATAGATAGTTATTTATCAGAGTTCTTTTCCATTTTTAAACAAAGCTCACTATCAAGTGAAAAACCAATATATCTAAATCTATACAACGAATTAATTGATAAAATATTTGTTTGGTTAAACACTAAACCTTCGGCTCAGGAATATCTCGATAAAGTTAGAAGTCAAATGTCGGGTATAATCTATGAGGGCGATTTAATTGTCCCTATTAAATATATTGATTTATATTGGTCCAACAAAGGTCAAAGAGGTTGTGATGAAAAAAGACTATCAATAAGGTTTAGAATAAAACCCGAATATAGTAAAATTGATGGTTTCTTCTTTAGAGATAAAGATACTTTAGAATCAGTCACTTTGAATGTAAAATCAAAGGACAGAGAAAAGATCGTTTGTACTAACTAACACAAACTAATTATTAAAGATATTTATAGAGAAAAAACTCTATGGCAATTATCAACGAACCAGAAAGAAGTGAATTCTACCAAAAAGTAAGACACCTTTTGGGTGCTCCTTTGAGATCGGTAGAATTAGAAGACGAGATGATGGATACTCTTTTAGAGTACTCTATTGATGATTATTCACAATACGTACAAGATTGGTTAATTGAATCTCAGTGGACTTCTCTCTACAACTTAAACTTAGATACACAATCTTTAGCAAGAGCTTTCGTAACCAAGAGTTTAGATTTTGAAACGAGGTATACTTACGCGTATTCTAAGATCGTTGGTTTACAAGCTGGTGGTGATTGGGTAATCAAAAAAGATTACGTACAATTAGTACCCAACCAACAAATATATGAAATACCTGCGGGTAGAGAAATCAACGAAGTACTTTGGTTTTCACCCACAGAAATGAATAACATGTTTATCGACCCATGGTCTTTTGGTGGTATTGCCGGTGGTGGTATCGGAGGTACAGGTGGATTCGCTCAAATGGGTAATATGGCTGGTAGTTACTTCTTAATGCCGGCATTTGATATGTTATTGAGAATGCAAGAGATTAACATCCAAAGAAGAATTATTTCACCTGATTTAACTTATTATATCACCGCATTACCTGATGGTAAAAAAGCATTACACCTCTTAAATGTACCTGGTGGTAAATTTGACTTCGGTAATGCAGAAATGGCACAACAAAGAGTTTGGTATTGGTATTATGATGTTGGTCAAGGAGATAGAGATAAGTGTTTGGCAGATAATCCTGACATCGTACTCTTACCATCTGATGTACCATTCAATAAAATAAGTTGGTATAAACTTAATAATCCAGCACAGATTTGGGTTAGAAGGTGGTTTACCGCATATTGTAAAGAAACTTTGGCAAGAGTTCGTGGTAAATTTAGTGGTAATCTTAAAGCACCTGACGGTGATTTAACTATGGATTACGCATCGTTATCTACTGAAGCTAAAGATGAAAAGACAAAATTGATTGACGAGTTGATAGGACCTGAAGATAGGTTAACAAGATTACGTCCTGAAAAAATTATGGAGAGAGAAGCATTACTAGCGGAAAACTTAAACAAACAACTTAAGTTTAGAGCCATGCCTCGTCAAATATATGTAATATAATTTTATGGCAATCATTAGAGAAAAACCGGTAAGAAAGACTGTAATAAAAGGAGATAGAACTTTAAATTTAGATACCTATGATACCATAGTTGTTAGTGATGAGTTTTATTCCACAAATGGAGAATCGTTAATAATTGTTAGAGATGTTGATAGTTGTACCATAAAATTAGACTCAACCACAACACCAGATAAGATTGTAATTAAAACTTTAACTAATTGTCTAATCTTACCTGATGTTGGTCGAATTGACGACGATTGGGATGAGATATCCGTAGTTCGTGGTGCTTGTGTTGAGTTAAAGAACGTCAAAGGTGTCTGGTACATTCTCTCCTCCGATGGGCTCAAGATCGAATAAGTTTTGATTTGGTAGATATTTCCACATATAGGAGTCTGAATCCTTGTACATGTGGTAAGGAGTTTCACCAACCCTATTCCAAAAAGACATTTCCTCATTAGAGATCTCCATCACATCCTCTAATTTATCTTGGTCACCCTCATCAAATGGTTGTCCGTTAATTAACTCACACTGAACTTTAGTAAAGAAAGGTCTATCTTCAGGATTTTTAACCAATAAACCATTTCTAACTTCTTGTTGGAACACAACCAATAAAGGCTCAACTCTTTTGTTGAAAGTCGCTATCGCTCTTTGGATGTTATACTCACCTGTCATAGTCGGGTTACCTTCAAGGTCAGATGGATCAATACGATAACAGTTCAACTGAATAATTGATTCTGCAGATTCAGGTATTGATGTTCCGTAGTTTTTCATATAAGTGTCGATGTGTTCTTGTGTCCACCCTTTCTTTGGTTTGTTAACTTTCTGAACGTCACCATGAGATGCTTTGGTTCCGTTATTTACATAAAAGATTACCTCACCAAGATTTGCATTTAACTTATCTCTAATTGCCAACTCCATATGTGCTTGTCGAGACATCAACGCCCCCGCCTTAGTTTTGGTTTTACTTCGTGCAATATAATCATCAATACTTTGTTTGATCTTAGCTTTGTTCGCAATATCCATTAACGGAATCTTTTGATCAAAGATCTTTTGTACGTATTCATAATACCACTCAACAAACTCTTGTCCTTTACCATCAAGTAATAACTTAATTCCCTTATCCAAAAACTTCTCAATATAGATCGGCATTTTCTTAGACTTAATTGAGTTTCCTGTAAGTTTGATCTTACCTTTAGCGGTGATAAGTGCGTAGTTCTTACGAGCTAAGTTAATACACGCTGGCCATTGTCCGTCAGTGTCAAGTGCCATCTCACCTCTCATTGCAAGATCATTAAACTCCATTACATCCGCTTCTTCACCAACATATTCTTTACCATCAACAACTTTCCAATTCAAACCCTTACCGACGTATCTTCTTGTCTCAACACCTTCAGGGACTGAGAAGTTAATACCATCCGTATCCATTACGAGTGGTGTATATCCACGATCCATAAAGAAGTGAATCATCATACGAAGATACTGACGACCTGTACAAGTAATCATCTCACCCTTATCCATGTCACCCCAATGGAATACCTGTGGAGCAGACAAGGCGCCGAACATCGAGTTGATAAAAATCTTAATAGGTAATTGTTTACGATCGTAAGATGTTGATTTCTTTTTATCAATACTCGCATATTCCTCAGCAAGTTGTTTGTATTTGATACGAGTATTACGGAAGTAAGATAATAAACCTTTCATCGCACCTGTGACATCACACTCGGGGAATACATCGTGTACCAACTGAATAGATGGATATAGAGACGAGTAGTCAAGTTTTAATACGTTTCTTGAGTATCCTGTTCGGATCAGACGAGAAAGTCCTCCTACGAAGTTTCCTTTATCATTCTTAGCAGGAATTGCAAGTCCGTGTTTGTAAGACCAAGCCAACATTAACATTTTCCATAATGTTGCGGTTCCCATCGTTGAAACCCTTTCATATGTTGTTGGTAGTAATGATGCCAACAAGAATGATCCCTGATTGAATTCTTCGTCAACCAATAGGGTTTCTTCCAAGTCATCGTCAAGATAACGCTCGATGATGTCGTCCCCCGTTGTTTTAATATAAACGTTTGAGTGTCTACCACATACGTCATCGATCTTTGGGTCAACACCAACCTTTTTGTATTTACCATTTTCTATGTTCAACCAATAGTCTTCTTTCTCACGATACATAGACCCAATCTTATCATGATCTACATAAACACGATCAGGAGCCTCAGCCTCAATATATTTGGTAATATACTTCAAACCTGCCTCTTTAATGTTTGAGTTAATTGCTTGTGCTCTACGAACTGAGTGAAGGATGTCAATAATGTTATAACCCCACATCTGAGTTTGATTAAACTTCTCAACCTCGTTTGCTAGTTTTAACATCGACTCTTTTTGTGAGATACTTTTCTCGGGGTTTAAAGATTTGGCAATCTTTTTAACATCCAAGTTAAGTGCTTTACATCTTTCGTAAATCCAATACCAGTCGAAGTTAAATGAATTGTATCCTGAAAGAATTGATGGTTTGTGTTCGTCAATCAAATTAAAGAACTCCACAAGACCTCTCCTTTCATCATCAGGTGTTGCACACTCGATTACTTTTCTAAATCCTTTGTTTGTTTTAACTCCAATCATAAAGATACGACCATCCTTGGGCTCAAGTGAGGTCGTCTCCAAGTCGAATACCATCCTCGTGATGTCGTTGTATTCTTCGAACCCTTTAAATAACCGTTTCTCTTTTGAGATGAGGTATTGCTCAACAGGGGGTAATACCATTACAAGATCTTTGGTTTTTTCACCCCAAGGATCTACACCACCTTCTCTAAAAAATTGTATGAGGTTTCTATAACCTTTCATGGACTTTACCATAAATGTAAGTCCTCGTTCTAAACGATCATTACCATCTGTTCGAAGTTTTTCGATGACGATACCATGTTTTGACATGGCGTCTTTCTGTAATGCTTTTGATGACGAATAAAAGTTTTGACCACGTAAGTCACCAACCCAAGCAAATGAGATTAATGTGTCTCTTTGAATCTGTTTACCTTTACCTGGAACTTCTTTGATTTTGTAGATTTTGTCGGATACATAATCGTACTCTACCGATACGATATATTCTTCAGGGTCATTTCCCTGAAGAAATTGTTCAATTTCTTCTTGTGATATCATATAAATTTACTTTTGGTCTATTAGCTGTCGAATAAGGTCGACATTTACCTTCGTAAATAAATATAGGAGTAAAAAATACCCTTATCAATATGTGAGTTAAAATTTAATAACAATCTATAATTTCTGTAATTACGCCATCGGTTACGTAAAACATTCTATAACCACCTTCATAATTAGTTAAGAAA